TGGGGCTTCTGCGGCGACGTGGAGAAGCTGGGCCCCGACACGAACGGCGACTCGCGTTCGCCCACGCGCGCCGGCCAGGTATTCGAGAACGTCGAAGACGAATACGCATACACCCTGATCGGGAAAGGCCTGGTGCAGCAGTTCGATGGTTCGGCACCCGCCTCCACGAAACCCGCCGCTGCACCTTCCCCGAGCCAGCCCGGCCCCGTCGTCACGCTCCAGCCAGCGCCGGCCGATATCAAGGTGGTTGGGCCGTCGACTGGCGGTGCCGAGGAAGGTGGAGCCGAGGCGGCTCCTGTCTCTGGCGAGGCAGCGTCTGTCGACGCAGCATCGACCGCGCCGGCGGAAGCGGCGCCCACCGCAGCGGCCGAGCTGGGTTCTGACGCTGAGAAGACTGCGCTGGTTGCCGAGCTGGAAGCCGCAGGTGTCGTCTTCGACCGTCGCTGGGGTGTCGCCAAGCTGGCCGAGGCTCTGAAGAGCGCTCAGGGCGCGAAGGTGGATTAATGGACGTCGCCCTCGATCTTGCCCTGGTGCGGGAGCAGTGCCGCATCGTCGATGAGGTCAGCGACCTTCTGTTGCAGTCCTATGTCGACGCGGCAGTGATACACGTGCAGATGCATTGCGACCGCACATTGGTCGAGGGCGATCCCACGTCGGACGACCAGATGGCCTTCACTGCCGACGTTCGCCAGGCGGTCCTCTTAATGGTTGGCCATTGGGCCGAGAACCGCGGAGCCGCCGGCGAGCTGAGCACCGAAATCGCCTTGGGTGTGTCGCGGCTGCTCTGGTACAGGAAGAGATTCTGATGGCCACCCATGCAGGCGAGCGACGCCACAAAATCCGGTTCGAGCGGCCGGTGATCGAACGGGATCCCCTCGGCGGCGATTCTGCTGTCCGTTGGGAACTGGTCGTTGAGGTGTGGGCCAAGAAGACCAACCAGCTGAGCGCTACGGCCGAAGCGGTGGCTGCTGGCGCGGACAGATATCGGGAGCAGGTTCGCTTCGACCTGTTGGCGCGAAAGGTGGATCCAAATTGGCGAATCGTGGAAGGTGGCACCATCTACGACATCAAGAGCGCCGGCACCAGCAATGATAGAGGTGAAACTGCCGTCCTGGCCGTATCGGGTTTGAACGATGGCTGAGACCCTGCAAATTCGTGGCCTGGATGGGCTGCTCGCCTCGCTACGGGAGCTACCCAAGCAGATGCAAGGGAAGGCCGTGCAAGCCGGCATGCGGAAGGGCGGCAACATCATCCGGGATGACGCGCGCGCGCGGGTCGCGAGAGATACGGGCTTCCTGGCCAAGCAAATCGTGGTCCGACGCGCCAGCGCCAAGGATCGCCGGAAAGCCGGCGTCGGCCATGGTGGCGAGTATTTCACCGTGGGGGTACGCACCGGCAAACGGGTGAAATATGCCAACACCAAGCGAAACAGACGGGCCGGGCGGGCTGGCAAAGCCTACGAACAAAGCGGCTGGGCCCACTACTGGCGCTTCCTTGAGTTCGGCACGAAGAAGATGGCGGCAAAGCCGTTCCTGACGCCGGCAGGCGAAGCGAAGGGCGGCCAGGCCGCGCAAGTCATCATCGACGAAACCACGGCGGCGATCGACAAATTGATGAAGGCAAGGGGCTGGAGATGATGGTTCCACTGGTTCAGTCGATCCTGCAGGGCAGCGCCGCGGTGCGCGCGCAACTTGGTGATCCCATCCGTCTGTGGCCGAGCGTGGCGCCGGCCGGCTCAGGCCTGCCGTACGCAACGTGGACCGTGGTCGGGGGCTCCCCGGTCGCGCTCCTTTCAGAGCCGCCGCCTGGAGACGGCTGGCGGGTCCGGATAACGGTGTGGGGCAAAGGGGCTTCCCAGGCCAATGCCGCCGCCGTGGCAATCCGCGACGAGCTTGAGCGTAGGGGCAGCATCGAGTCCTACAACCCAACGCCGGATGACGACGATACCGGCTCCTTCGGCATTTCCTTCGACGTGCGGCTGCTGGCGATCCGGTAGCCGACCACCACAGCAACCCCAACCGCCGGCAACAGCCGGCTTTTTTGTGCCCGGCGACCGGGCTTCACTCCAAGAGGTACAGCGCAATGGGCCAGGTGCTCAAGTCCAAACACACCCAACTTTTCATCGCCATCGGCGACGCCGAAGTCATCAAGGTGACCCGCGTTCGCTCCGTTGGCTTCCCGGATGGCCAGGCCTCGGAGATCGATATCTCCGACTTCGACGACGACTGGGACCAGTTCGTGGCCGGCCGCAAGGCCACCGGCAGCACCACCATCGAAGTGATCTACGACTCGATCGACTCCGAGGCCTTGGAGCGCCTGCACGAAACTGGCGAAGTCGTGAACTTCCTGGTGACTGCACCGTTGTCCGAAGTGGCCGGCGTGCCGAAGCCCATCGCCGTTGATGGCGTCATCACCCCGCCCACCACCGTGCTGTGCAAGCAGTTCAACGGGTTCGTGCAGAACTTCGCGGTCCAGGTCGCCGACAACGACGTCTGGAAGGGAACGATGACCATCCGCGGCTCCGGTGCTGTCACGACCCACCGCCCGGCGCCCTGATCGGCACAACGGCGCTTTTCGGCCCGCTTCGGCGGGCCGTCTACCTTCGGCCAGGCGTGCGGGAATCCCCGCGTGTTAGCCGTGCGCGGCCCGCACGCCCAGCCACCATCTTAGGAAACGGCCAATGAGCAAGACCAACGAAACCCTCCCGCTCGAAACCCTCGCTCCCGCGCAGACCGTGCTGCAGGCTTTCACCAGCCTGGGCATGTTTGCGTCCAAGGACGTGCACGCTGATACCGTCACCCTCCCGAATGGCGACAAGGCGCAGTTCCACGTGCGGGAACTTCCCGATGTGGAGTTCCGCAAGCTGTACCAGGAGAACGACCGCGCGAGGCTGATCGCCGCCACCATCTGCGACGAAAACGGTAAGCCCGTGCTGACCGTAGCGCAGGCCGCCCAACTCAAGCCGCTGTTCGCGGCCGAACTGCAGCAGGTGGCGCTGAAGCACTCCGGGTTTGGTGGCGAGGCCAAGGAAGCCCAGGCCGAGGCGGGAAACGTCTAAGGCAGCGCGGCGAGGTCTGGTTCTGGCACGTCCTGGCCGGTCACCTGCACCGCACGGTGTCCGAGCTTCGGGCGACCATGTCGCGCCGTGAGTATCTGGAATGGTGGGAGTTCCACAAACGGAACCCCATCGATCCGGTAAGTCTGCACATCAAGCCGGCCGCCTTCGTTGCCTTCACCACCGCCGCGCACAGCCAAGCCGGCACCAAGCGCGGCATGCAGCAATTCATGGATGTGTTGGTGCCCCGGTCGGATGAGGACGAGGCCCAAGACTGGTTCGACAATTTGGGATGACCCATGGCTGACACTTTCGGGCGCTTTGCGGCGCAACCCATCGGCCCGTTACTGGCTGCGCGCGATGGCGGGCTGACGCTGGCCACCACCGCGGCTGCCGACCTGAGCCGCATGGCACGCTCGGACTTCGCGCTAAGCACTGGCACCGCCGGCGTTGAATTCGCTGTCTGGGGTGACGACGTAATGGCTGCTATGGTCGGCGTGGTCTCGCCGGCCGCGCCGCTGGAGGCACACCCCGGGGCCAGCGCTGCGGGCATCGGCTGGGAGCTGGCCACCGGGCGGGTGCTGCAGGGCAACGGCGCGGTCGCCAGCGGGCTGCCCTCGGCGAAGCACGGTGACATGGTGGGACTGCGCCTGACCTTTGGCAGCCCCACCGTGCTGCAGCTGTACCTCAACGGCACGCAGGTGCACCAGCGCGAGATCAACCTGGGTGGTCCACTGCACTTCGCCGGGACGCTCTCCGCCACCAAGGCAGGTGGGCTGTGCATGGCGGTGAACGCCGGCCAGTGGGCAGCGCGCAGCGCCGCCGCAGAAGCGTGCTGGCGGCTTCCTGGCGCCGCGTCGGGCATCACTCGCTTGGCTGATATGGACTGGCTCACCGCGCCCGGTGACAGCCCGGCGAACGCCCGCTACGAGGGGTTGCTCGCCGATGGCTTGAGCCTTATCAGCGAGATCAACTTCTGGCCCTGGGGCGGTGACCCTGTGAGCCAAACCAGCGCGGCCGAATGCGTCGTGCTGGATGCCGATGGGTTGCTGGACGACCTGGCGCTCAGCGGCGGCGCCGGGCTGCCGGTGCAGATCCGCGCCGGCGCGCTGGGCGGGATGCTGGCCGATGCTGCCGACGTGTTCCGGTTCACGGTGGACCGGATCGAGATCAACGACGACGGCAGCAAGACCTTCCATTTCCGGGACGCCCACGACGACCTGGATGCGACCATCAACCGCGGCGTGTTCCTTCCCAACATCCCCGCGCTGGCGTGGAAGCCGCAGCCGGCGGTGATCGGCGCAGTGGCGAGTGTGCCGGCCATGGGCGCCAATTCGGATGCGACGGCCATGTTCGTAGCCGACGGCCCTATCTACGCAGATGCCGTCATGGACCGTGCCGACCTGATGGAGCCCGGCACGTTCACGGTGTCGCCCGACGGCCAGCAGTTGCTGATGAAGTCGCCGCCGGTCACTCCGGTGGTGGCCGATGTGTCGAGCGTCGGGCCCGGCCAGCAGCCCGCCAAGCTGCGGCAGGCGATGGCGGACCTGATGGGGCGCCTGGGCAAGGCCGCATGGTCGGCGGCCGATTGCTCGGCCATTGACGCGGCCACAGGCTATGCCGGCATCGGCTACTACGCCGGTAACGCGGTGACCGGGCGCGACGCCATGAACGCCATGCTGCCCAGCTATGGCGTGGGGTGCTACCAGGACCCGAACGGGGTCCTGCGGTTCGCCCGCGTCGTCGCGCCTGAGACGTTCGACGGCCCGCCCGCGTTCAACCTGAGCGGGGACGACCTGGCTGAGGATCTTCTGGCTGTCCCCGACGATGCCCCGAACCTGACGCGCCGCATGGCCTACCGGCCCAACGCGCAGGCGCTGGCCGCATCGGATATGGTCACCGACGTGGTGGACGTGCCGCAGGCGCGCCGCGACGAGCTGTCCGGGCTGTTCCGTGCTCAGGTGTACGGCGGTGCGCCGCTGCACCCGCACTACCGGAGGGCCGATTCGGCCGACCCGGTGATCTCCCTGTTCTGGGATGCGGGGGATGCCCAGGCGGAAATAGAGCGCGTCGTGTCGATCTACCGCACGCAGCGGTTCTTCTACCGCGTCAGCGTTCGCGGCGACCAAGACCTGGCGCCGCAGCCGGGGCAGGTGGGCCGGCTGACCTACAACCGATATGACCTGCACGACGGCAAGCCGGTGCTGGTCCGGCGCGTAGAGCGCAACCCTGCCACGGGGGACGTGGTGCTGACGGTGTGGGGGTGATGCGGTGCTGATTGGTTATGGAATTCCACCGGCGTCGGTCGCCCTGATCGGCGGCACCTGGCTCACCGATGATGGGGGCGCCGCGCTGTTCGATGGCCGGCCGGCGCGTCGGGCACGCATCGCGCGTACCGGAGCGCTGGCCATCAACATCACCCTGGCCGAGGCCATTGTGCCGGGCATCATCGCGGTCCTGGGGCTGAACGTGCCGCCGGGAGTACTGGTGACGGCCGCCGGCGCCAGCGCGACGACCATTCGGCTACCCGACGGCAGCGTGTGCGCCTGGCTGTTCCCCACGGGCAATGCGCTGGTCAGCGCCGTGGCCGTCACCATCGCCACCGTCGTGACCAACGTGGAGGTGGGTGAGATAGCAGTCTTCAGCGCGGTGGACGTAGGAATCACCGACGGCTGGGCGGTGGCACGCATCGACAGCAGCCTGCACAACCGAACAAAGGGTGGCCAGGTCAACACGGTGCCGGGCCCAAGCTACAGAATGCTGACCGCAACGCTGAGTGGACGCCCCACGGAGGTGGCTCGGAAAGGTGGTTTGGCCGGGACCGATTGGGAGACGCTGGGCGCGGCGCTGGCGGGCCGCCGGCGCGGGTGTGTGGTGCCGCAGTATCGGGACATGCTGACCAAGGCGTTTGACCCAGTGCTGGCTGCGCGCACTGCGCTGTATGGCTATGCCACCCAGTTGCCTACGGTGGAGAACATCAGCAGGCAGTATTTCCGAAGCACCTTGGAGTTTGAGGAGATCCCGGCATAACTGGCATGATCCCCGAAAATCTCGGGAGTCTCTATGACGTACGGAAAGTTGATCCTATCAACGCTAGTGCTGGTGGCGGCAGGTTGCTCGGCGCCGAAAGAAGACGGTTCGGAGAAAGCACTCCTGAACTGCATGTCAGCTATTCAGACCGGGTCGGGCGATCCTGTTGCTACCAAAGTTCCTTATGCGAAGGACTGGGGAACGGCAGGCGAGCACTATTTCTCGTGGCCAGCAGGCTCGGGTCTCGTGGTGGCCGGAAGCAAGCGTCCCCGCGAGGCTGACTCCGCGTCTTGCGTCACCGATGCAGCGGGAATCGTCACGTCCGTTTCCATCAACGGAGCGGACGTCCCAATCCAATAGCACCACTCTTAGACGCCCCAAAAGCCCGCCCTGTGCGGGCTTTTTTATTGGAAGAAGCCATGAGCCTTTACACCCTGACCGTCGATCTTCTGATGAAAACGGGCGCCTTCGAGCGAGATTCCGGCAAGGCTGCGCGCGTCGTCCAACGTGATATGGCCAGCATCCAGGCGTCTATGTCGGATGCAGCGCGGCGCGGCGCTGATGAAGTGGCTCAGGGCTTCCGCCGAGTAGCTGTCGAAGCTATCGGGCTCACGTCCGCGCTGACGGCTGCAAAAGCTGTAATCGGAAAGGCTGATGAGTGGACGAATCTGAACAACCGCCTTCGGCTCGTGACTGCGGGGCAAGCGGAGTTCACGGCCGCACAGGCAGAGGTTGTCCGGATCGCCGCTGCGGCCCGGCAGCCGCTCGGAGCGACGGCCGAACTTTACCAGCGAATCGCGATGAACCAGGAGGTGCTGAAGCTGTCCGGCGCTGATCTCGCCCGAGTCGTCGAGACCATCAGCAAAACGATGGTGATCAGCGGCACCACGGCGGCAGGTGCCGACGCTGCTTTGGTGCAGCTCGGCCAAGCCTTTGCCTCTGGCACCCTCCGAGGCGAAGAGCTGAACTCCGTGATGGAGCAGGCTCCGGCGCTTGCACAGGCCATCGCGAAGGGCCTGAACGTACCGATTGGCAAGCTCAGGGAACTGGGGGCTGCAGGGAAGCTGACTGCCAAGGACGTCATCGGTGCGCTGCAAAGCCAGGCCGCCGCCGTCGACGATTCCTTCGGGAAGATGAGCGCAACGGTCGGCCAGGCCACGACCCTGTTCAACAACAACCTGCAAGTCATGATTGGCCGCGCTGATGAGGCCACCGGTGCATCGCAGGCGCTCGCAGCGGGTATCGCGGTGCTCGGAAGCAACTTGCAGATGGTTGCCGTCGCCGGCGCCGCCGTCGCCGCGGGGCCGTTGACCAAGGCACTGCTTGCGAGGGTCGCCGCAGCCAATGCCGGAATCACCGCAGATAAGGCTGCCGCTGCGCAGAACCTCGCGGCCGCGCAGCAGTTGGAGCTGCGCACCCGCGCAGCGGTGCTCGATACGCAGGCCGAGGTGCGTCGATCCGCGACCATCGGCGGCAGTGTCTCGGTCAGCGCGAAAGCAGCGGCTGCCACGTTGGAACATCGCCAAGCAACGTTGCTCCTCGCCCAGGCGCAGGCCCAGGCAACAGCGGCGAACGCGAGCTGGATGGCCCGAGCAGGTGCATCAACCCTGGCGATGCTGGGCGGCCCGGCCGGCATCATCACCATGTTGGCCACCGCGGCGGCCGGTTGGCTGCTGTTCCGCGACAACACCAATACAGCCGCAAGCGCGCTGATCGACTTCGGTGGCGCAGCGGACGCAGCCATCTCGAAGTTCCGCGAGCTGAACCGTCAGCAGCAGTCCGGCGAGATCCTGCGCCTGCAGAAGGAAATCGACGCCAACTACAAGACGATCACCGGCTCGATCGGGCAAATGGCAGCAGCTGCTGCCAGCTTTTCCAACGTCAGCCAAGCGTCGGCCTTCATCAAGGAAACTGAACGACTCGATGCCGCATTCAAGGCAGGGAAAGTCACGGCGGACGAATTCGCCACCGGCCTTGAGGCTGCCTGGCGGGCCATGATTGAAGGCTCCCCGGCCGCTGCCGCCGTCGCGAAGAGCCTGACGGAAGAAACGGCTGCGGCTGCTACCGCTGGCCGGGAGGTCGACCGAAAGAGGTCGATCCTCGAGGCATTTACCGGGAGTAGTACCCAGGCGAAGAGCGCAACCGACGCACTGTCGGGTTCGTTCAATGCGCTGGGCGATTCGGCCGGCGCAGCAGGCAAGCGCATCGCTTCGGCGATGCAATCGCTGCCAGGGCAGCTCGCGCGCGTCGGCAAGGGTGCGGCGGACGTCGCCAAGCTGGATGTGGCCGATTGGTTCAAGGAGGCGCAGGCCGGTGGCCTCGACTTCTCCAAGCGCGACGACCCCAAGGTCAAGCAATACATCGAGCAAGGCGCCCAGTACATCCGGCTGCAGACCGAGCTGGCTGCCGCGCAGAAGAACTTCACTGAATCACGTAAGGCTGCCTCCGCAGCTGAACGTGCCGGCGCGAAGGATCGCAAAGCCGATGCTGAGTCGATCAAGCGCTATCAGCAACAGGCAGAGGAAGCTGCTGGCGCGATGAATGGTCCGCTCGCTGAGGCCATGGCGAAGCATCTCAACAACATGGCTCAGTACAACGAGCTATTGGAGAAGGGTGCTGTCGCCCAGGCCGACGCCAATGTACTGATGGCCCAGGGTGCCATGGAGTACGCCAAGCTTGCCACTCAGGTCGAGAAGGCGATGGGCGCTCCCGAGGCGCTGATTGCCGCCATGGACGGTGAGCTGGTGATGCTCGGCAAGGTCGGGCGCGCACGCGAGCTGTACCGCCGGCAGCTGATGAACGAGCGCGACATGCGCGAAGAGCTGCAGAAGGCAGTCGAGGCCGCCGGCAGCAAGGAAGCGCTGGCGCTGGCCAAGGGTGCGGGCAGCTACGAGCAGTACGAACGGTCGATGCTGGACGCCGCCGATGCTGCGGCGGCCCTGTCCCTTCAGGTTGAAGAAGCGGCCGCCAACGTCGAGGCCTGGGCCAACGTCGTGCTGCATGGCGTGGATGACGCCGCTGACGCCATGTCCGACTTCGTGGCCAGTGGCCTGCGTGACTTCAACGGACTGTGGGATGACCTGAAGGACACCGCAAAGCAGGGGCTGCGTGACCTTGCCCGGGAGCTGCTGCAGCAGAAGCTGGTGATCCCGATCCAAACCCGGATCATGGACGGCATAAGCAACTGGGGCAGCCAGGGCGGCGGCTTCAGCATGGATAGCCTGATGGGGCTGTTCGGCGGGAACGGCTCGGCCGGTGGTGGGCAGAACGTTGGCAATCTCGCCGGGATTCTGTCCAAGGGGCAGGGGCTGTTCAGCGGAGGAGCGGGCGCCGCCGGTGCCACCAATGCATATTTTGGGATCGGCTCGTCGGCCGGCTCGATGGCTGGATTCGGCAGCAACGTGGCCGGCTTCGCAGGCGGTGGTGCCAGCGCTGGAGCTGGCGCGGGTGCGGCCGGTTCGACCGCTGCGGCGGCTGTGCCGATCATTGGCTGGATCGTCGCCGGCATGATGAAGAACGCCGAGCTGTTCGACCAAGGCTGGGATATTGCCAACGGCGAAAGCTGGGCCGGCAAGATCGCCACCGGCGGTGCGGTGGGCTTGGCGGACAAGGGGTTCCGTGGGCTGGGCTTCAACGACAAGACGGCATCGATCCTGTCCGGGTCCAGCATCCACGCCAAGCTTTTCGGCCGCAGCGCGCCCAAGGTGACGGGGCAGGGGCTCACCGGCAGTTACGGCTTCGGTGGGTTCGACGGCCAGTCCTACGCGGATATCAAGGCGAAGGGAGGCATGTTCCGCAGCGACAAGAAGTGGACGCAGTACGGTTCGCTTGACCCGGGCATTGATCGCACGTTCGACATGGCCGCACGCCAGGTGCGTGGCGCCACGACGGACCTGGCCAAGCAACTCGGCGTCGACCTGTCGCGGCAGCTGGCCGGGGTGAAGGTATCGCTGGGCAAGCTGCAGCTGTCGGCCGATTCGGCCGAGGCGAAGTCGCAGCTGGAAGCCTACCTGGGCGACATGACCGACCGGCTGTTCACCGAGGCTGTGAAGGCGGCCGGGTTCGGTGGCCAGCTGGATGGGTACTTCGAGGCGTCCGACGTCTTCTCCGCGCTCAGCGCATCGATCGCGCTGGCGGTGGGCAACGCCGACCAGCTCGGCCGCGCGCTGAATTCGATGGAGATCGAGAAGGTCAACAAGGCGGTGGATTACTTCCAGGACCTGGCCAGCGTGGCCGGCACGGACCTGGCCACCCAGATCGAGAAGGTGAGCGGCCTGCTGGGCAACTACGCAAGCCTGATGGCTGACGTCAGTACCGAGCTGCTCACCGGCGACCTGACCCAGTACCAGTCGCAGGCGCTCACGATTGAACGCACGTACCGCCAGCAGGTGAAGGCGGCCAACGACTACGCCAAGGCGCTGGGCTTGTCCGGTGCCCGCGCCGAGGACCTGGCCAAGATCGAGGCGTTGCGCGCGACGAACATGGGCAAGCTCCAGGCACAGATCGACGCCGACAAGAAGGCGATGCGGTACGGGTTGGACACCAGCGACCTGTCGCCGCTGACCGACCAGGAGAAGCTCCAGAAGACGATGCAGGAGCTGGAGCGTGCGGTGGCCGGTGGCGACACCAGCGCCGCGCAGGCGGCCGCACAGGCGGCCTTGGGCTTCGGTCGGAACCTCTACGCCAGCGGGCAGGATTACAACGGCCTGTATGGCCAGGTCACCGGCCTCATCGACAGCATGAAGGTGGGCAACCTCGACACCGAGGATGGCACCAGCATGGGACAGCTGGCAGATGCCATCGAGGCGCTGCCGGACAACTTCAGCCGGGCGGTGTTCGACCTGGTGGTCGAGGGGAAGGGCCAGGCCGAAACCAACGCAGCGCTGCAGCAGAGCAACGCCCTGCTGGCAGAGCAGAACGAGCTGATCCGGGACCTGCTGTCGGTCACCACCACAGGCGTACGCACCAGCAGCAGTTCGGCAATGCGCACAGCGCTCAACGCAAGGTAATTCACATGCAGGCAAGGAAAAACACCCTGATCGATATCGGGGCGGGCGCGCTTCCGTCGGTGACGCCGCCGGCGCCGCGGCGCGCGTCCTGGTTCCCGACGATCTACGTCTCGCCGGACACGCCGCCTGTCGAGGGCGTGACGCCGGAGCCGGTGGCAGATGGCGTCCTGATCGAATGGGCCGCCGTCGACCAGGCCGGGGTGGTCTACATCATCGAGCGTGGGCCGACCCAGCAGGGCCCGTGGACGGAGATCTACCGCACCACCGACACCCGCTACCTCTACAGTGATGGCAGCGGGCAGACGTGGTTTTTCCGGATCACGGCTTCGGTGCGCGGCAAGCCGGGGCAGGGTGCGGTGGTGGAAGCCACGCCGGTGCCCACCACCGAGCAGCTGACCGAGCAGCGGCTGAAGCTCGAAAAGGAGATTGCCGACCGCATCGCGGCCGATGCCAACGAGGCGGCAGCGCGTGCCCAGGGGATCGCCAAGGTCACCGCCGACCTGGTGACCGAGACGCAGGCCCGTGTGTCGGCCATCAGCCAGGCCATGGGGGCCATCAGCGCCGAGTCTGCGGCCCGCGTTGACGGGCTGTTGAACGAGAAGCTGGCCCGCGAGGCGGCGATCACAGCCGAGCAGCAGACGCGCCAGAGCGAAGTGGAGTCGCTGTCGCGCGCGCTGTCCGAGGTAGCCGCCGGCAGCGGCACCCAGTTCGACAGCAAGCGCATCTGGTACTTCGACCAGACCGTGGAGGGCTGGAGCGGCAACGGCGTGCCCACGCTGGTGGACGGGTGGCTGCGGCCGGCCAATGCCGCGGCCAATCCCTACGTGCAGTCGCCGGCGGCGCTGGCGATCGACGGTGCGGTGTACCGCTACGTGAAGCTGCGCGTTCGCAAGGTGGGCACCCCGACGTGGGCCGGCGTGCTGCAGTGGACCACCACCACCGACGGCGCATGGAACACCGCCAAGCGCCTGGTGATGGACGAACCGGCGTGGGACAGCGACGGCGTGGCGATCATGGATGCCGCCGACGTAGTGTGGTGGCCGGCCACCTTGGCGGCGATCCGACTGCAGCCCGGCGCGGCCCAGACCGTGTCGAGCTACTTCCTGATCGACTGGGTGGCCATCGGCCGTCCGACGCCCGGCGCCAGCGTGGCGTTGGTCCAGGAAGAAACCCAGGCCCGCATCACCGCACTGGCGGCCGAGGCGACCCAGCGCAACACCCTGGCCGTGCAGATGCGCGGCAACTACACGGGCAACGACCTGGCCGGGGTGACACAGGGGTTCGTTGCCGACGAGCGCACTGCGCGTGTGGCGGCCGACAGCGCCCAGGTGGCGCGCATCACCACCATGGAAGCCCGCATGCCGGCCGGCAGCGGCAAGGTGGCCACCGAGGCCAGCGTCACCAGCGAGGCCCAGGCGCGGGTCAGCGGTGACCAGGCCAACGCCAGCGATATCACGGCGGTGAAGGCGCAGCTTGACGGCAAGGCGAGCGCGGCCGCGCTGACGGCGTTGGACACGAAGGTGACCAACATCGATGGGCGGCTGACCAGCCAAGGAACGGCGATCACCAGCGTGACCGCGAAGGCCGACGGCTTGGCTGCCGGCATCGGCAACCTGAAGGTCTACAACGTGTGCTCCAGTGCGGGCATCGGCAGTGCACCCAGCGGCACACCGTTGGGTTCTGGCGTCCGCAATGCGGCTGGCACGCTGCAGTACGGCGGGAATCGCGGGTTCAACGTGGTTCCCCTCAATGCGGACGGAACGCTGGGTGCACGCGTCTCCTTCGACGGGTGGGGCGCTGTGGCAAAACTGCAGGAGATGGCCGACCACATCGCCGCCTTGCCGGAAAACCAGTACTTCCTGGTCTACACGAGCGACAGTGTGGGCACCACGCATACCGATGCACCGGCGCAGAACGCGCTACGTGCGGTGATGCTGGATGCGGGGGCATCGGCCGCAACGTGGAAGCTGGTGACCGGTTCGCGCATGTACGTCTTCGTCGGCCGCCGCCGGCTCGGCGCGGGTGGCGGCATCGAGGTGCTGAGTCCGTTGGCGCCAGTGGGCGGGGCCAACAATCGGCAGGACCTGTGGTGCGAGTACAGCCTGCAGGTGATTAACGGCGTGCCGGTCGGAATGGACGGCAATCGTGCGATCCATGCCGGCATCGACGCGACCGCCGCGGCGATGAGCCTGTTGGATGGCAAGGTCACCAGCCTGGAGGGCACGGTGGTGGCGCAGGGTCAGGCCCTGACGACCGTCAGCGCGCAGCTGCAGAACATCGGCGGCGACAACCTGCTGATGAACAGCTCGCTGGAAGAGCGCACGTCAGACGGCGCGGTGCCCATGCGGTACGTCACCAGTTCCAGTGGGACGTTCACGGTCAGCTACGTGGATTCGCCGTTGCCTGGTTCGACCAAGGCGCTGCGGATGTTCCGCGCGGGCGCCGATGGTGGCGCCTATCTGGGCGTGGAGCTGCAGGCAGCAGATCGGCCGAAGGTGACCCCGGGGAAAAAGTACGTCAGCACGGTATATGCGCGCGGCCCGGTGGGGCAGCGAATGGACGGGTACATCCAGTTCCTTACGGCGTCCAATGCGGGCAACGGCACGATTCAAGTTCAGTTTGCCGTCACGGCGGACTTTCAGCGCTACGTGCTGGTCAGTCCCTACGCGGCGCCGGCTGGCTCGGTGGCGGCGCGTGTCTTCTGGCGGGCGCACAACTCGGGCGCCGTTGGTGACCTGGATCTCACCATCGACAACATGCAGTTCCAGGAGGGTGAGGTTCCCACGGCCTGGATGCCCAGCGGTAGCGAGCTGGCTGCTGCCGGTGCAGCGAACGCTTCGGCCACCAATGCGCTGACCACCCGCGTGACTGCGGCAGAAGGCTCCCTGACCTCCCTGGGCCAGTCGGTGACCAGTGTCAGCGCCACCTTGAATGGCCTTCGGACGGTCGGCGACAACATGCTGGCCAACAGCGACTTTGCCGACGGGGCTGCGTGGTGGCAGCCGGGTGGCGCACCACTTCCGGTGTGGAGCGGGACGAACGGTGACGGAAAGGCGGGGTTCCTACTCGACAAGACCGGGACGGCCACCAACCCATCGCTGGCGGCCAATGGAGCGCAGTGGTTCCCCAGCCGAGGCATCCGGCGGTATCGAGCGGTGGTGCGCGCGCGCGGTGTTTCGGGCGCGATGAACCTGATGCTGCGCCTGGAGCGACGGAATCGCGAAACAGGGGCCACCAGCAACAACGACAAGACGCTGACGCTCACCTCCAGTTTCGCCAGTTACACGGTGGATTTCGATGCGGTCGACGCTACGGTGGGTGCTGTCAGGCTGCAGGTGTATTGCTGGCCCAACGTTGCGGCCATCCGCATCGACCGGGTGGAGCTGTACGACGTAACGGACCAGCAATCGTCGGAGGCAAACGCCAGTGGGTTGTCCTCTCTGACCGCCACCGTTACCCAGCAGGGCGGGCTAATCACTGCCCAGGGAACGCGGATAGACAGCGTCCAGGCGCAGGTGGACGGTAAGGCCAGCTCCCAAGCGCTGCTGCAGTTGGACGCCAAGGTGTCGGCAAACGCGGCAGCGGGCGGAAACCTGGTCGTCAACTCGATGTTCGATGGGCCTATTGGCGTGGGCACCACCCCGGGCTGGGAGGGCTTTTGGTCGCCTGAGGACGTGCAGGGGTTGAGGAAGTACGCCCAGCAGGGACCTGGCTTTGCCAGTGGTGCGAGTGATCAAGGCATCCCGGTTGGCATGCGCGCGCTGATCGTGGCTGGCCTTGCCGACCGCAGCGGGATCTCCTATGTCTGGCCGGGCGCGGATCTGCCAGTGGAAGGTGACAAAACCTACATCTTCTCGGTGTACGCATCCGGTTACGCGGGCTACTTCAACGTCAGCTGCCTCAATAGCGCCGGGAACGAGATCGCCCGTGGCACCTGCCCGTTGACCAACCTTCTGGGCGGCGGTGCCACCATCGAGTCATACACACGGCTGTGGTCGAAGTTCCATGCGCCTGCTGGCACGGCGACCATGCGAATTCACTTCGCCACCCAGCACGTCGCCGGACAGGATCGGTTTGTACGTTGGCTGCGGCCGATGTTGGAGCAGGTGGCACCCGAGAAGACCGGGCCGTCCCCCTGGTCGGCGGGCGGCAACGAGAGCTACGCGAGCGCCGCGCTGTACACGGACGTGAACGGTGTGATCGCCGGGTTGGAGGTGCGCAACAACGGCGCCAAGAGCGAGTTCAAGATCCGGGCGGACGTGCTCCGCGTGCTGGCCCCGGGCGGCGCGGATGGGATGGAGTGGCAGAACGGCTATATCCGTGTCTACCGCGGCAATTCCCAGCGGATCATCGGCAACGGCTTCGGCGTGCCCGGCGAAGGTCTGGTGGACTACTTCGGGCCCAACGTCGGCGCGGCGGCGGCCAGCAAGGCCAACGCCACGATGTGGATGGACGACGGCGGTAACGCCTATTGGGGTGGGTCGCTGGCTGCCGGCGTCCTGCGCAATGCGGTACAGACCACCACCACGACCACGGTGGGCGCGTCGGTCACGACTGGAATGTTCAGCACCAACGGGCGCAACAAGGCTGTGACCATCGGATTCTCGCGCCGGCACAGCCGGATCAAGAGTGCGTTGGGCTCGCAGGGCTTTGTCGCTGGCGCCGGCGCCAACGCGGCAACCATCAACGTGTATCGGACCCTCAATGGTCAGGGCGAAGTGCTGTGGCAGCAGTTCGGGGTGGGCGGCAGCGTCGAAATTCTCAACGAGTTCGACGGCCCCGACCGGGCCACCTCGACCTGGGCCGGGTCGATCTCGATCAACGACCCCGCCGATGGCTCCACCCAGCGGTCGTATCGGGCCGAGGTGGTGGGCTTCACCGAGCAGACCGTCACCCACCAGTCTGGTTCGTTCGACCAACAGACGATCACCCAGAGCCTTTCGCTGGTGTCGATCGAGCAGTAACCGCTGACGCGGCGGCCAGCGATCTTGCCGCCGCATACCTGGAGATGACACATGGAATTTCGCGCCAAACTCAACATGGAAATGAAGACCGCAGACCAGCCCGGCGTGGTGACGCTCAGCTTTGTGCCGGTCACCACCGGGGTGCCGCAGATCAGCATGACGGTGCCGCCGGTCGATGCCGCGGGCCTGGTGGTGGGCAAGGTCTACAAGTTCACCGCCGTGGAAGATGCCGACGACCCCCAGTGATGCGCGAGTTGCTGATGGACCTGTAGATCGGTCTGACAGGCCACAACCGGCACCAAGCGCCCACGACGTGAGGTGGGGGTAGGATGGAGGCCCAACCCTTTCCGAGTCTGCCTCATGCCATCAAGGCCCCGCCTCCGGCGATTGGAAGACCAGAAGCACCTGCTTCCCGATGAGCTACAGGGCTGGTGGGCCGAGCTGCTCCAAGCGCGCCGCGCGGCCAGAGAAACCAGCAGCACCGAAGTGGCGGAGAATCTACGCCAGCGCGGGCTGGGGTATGTCGCCGCGCTCTACCTGTCGGGGCAGATCACGGTCACGGTGCGAGATGACCTACGCGAGGCCCTCTTCACGGCCTAATGGTCAGGGCGGCGCACTGACCTGCCGGAATCCCGGTAGTTTTGGTCCCGGGCGCTGGCGCAACCTATCCGTGTCGGACCTGCGGGCCATTGGCTGCTTTACGCGGGAGCGCCTGAGCAGCGCCCCGCAGACGCACGGTCGCAGTCGATGAGACGCCCGGGCGTATCCTTCCCGGCATGCTCCCGCCCTGCGACCAGACCGGATTCATGACCGCCCCTCGGCCTCAAGGCTGGGTGCGGTACGGTGAGCATTGGGGACTGTGGTGGGGCAACCGCCAGATCGCCAGCGTTCAGCCAGGTGCCAGTGGGATTGCAGTGACCCTCTCCTGTCGGAAGCTGTGGCAGGACAAGCGGGTGGGGGCGGCCAGTGTCGAACAAGGTAAGCGTTACGCCGAGCGGTGGTGCGCGGCGCGGGTTCTTGAGGGTGTGCCACTGCGAGAGGCGGTGCGGAGGCTTACGGCCACGCTGGAAGCCCCGGCCCAACCGAAGCGCTCGCGGATTGAGCTCCATCAGGAGCGACGGCTGCGCGAGGCGTTGAAGTCCCCGCCCGGGCTGGACAGCGCAGGACCTCCCCCGCGATAGTTCAGCTTCGCCATGCGGGCTACTCGATGAGCATCCTCAACGTCCTACTGACCCCTGAAAAGCTCTTGGTTGCTGTAGACACGTTGGCCACGGATGCCATGACGGGCGAGCCTTCCTCGGCCGCCAAATTGCTGGTGATCCCCCAGCACAACCTGGTGATGGCCACCCGAGGGTCGGCCCAGTTCTTCCTTCGGCTGTACGAGCTGAGCCTGCAGGCGAGCTTCCGGGCGGACTTCACCATGGAGCAGCTCATGGCCGAGCTGGGGCTGGTGATCGAGCAGCTGTGGCCAAACTACGTGGCGGCCGCTGACCGGGCCGGCATCCCCCGAGACCAGCTTCACACCGAGATCGTGCTCGGTGGGTGGTCGCCCAAGAGCGGCCGGATGATGGCCACTGCCTACGCCAAGAGCGCCAATGGGGAGCCAGTCGTCGCCCAAGCGCTGGAGGGAGGCTTAGCTTCGCCAGGCGATCCGCTACGGGGTAGGTCGGATAGCTTTGAGATGGCGGCTGTGCTGGAAGCGGGACGTCTCCAAGCCGAATACCTCAATCAAGCCTCGGGTCGCCGAGTCGCTGGCGGTCGGCTTCTCGCCGCGCTGCTACAGCGCGATCATATCGACCTGCGGGACCTAGGGGTTCTGTAGAGGTTGATGCCAGCAGAACAGTCGATGGTTGATCTGCGCGGGATCTTTGACGACAAGCGGCACCCGTACTACGAGCACCGACTTGCCGCATAGTGCAGTTACATCGGGGGCGCGTCCTGCCACATCGCTTCGTAGGCCTCGAGCTTTTCAATAGCGATTCCCGCGTCAGCCTTTTGAATAGTGGCTGGCGATCGCACGGCCAAGTCCTTCAGAGACTGCGAGACCAGGAATACACTCGCTGAGTCCTGTGCGATGAATCTGTCATGTAAGGTCTTACTGGGTGCGCTCCGAACTTCCAATGGATGCTCATTACCATACTGACCCACCCAGGCATCTTTCGCGACCTGAAGTTGTCTGCCGATCTCTTGGTACTTTGCGTCTCGAAGGATTCGAATATGCACGCCCGGTCGCGCAGCCTGTGCGAAGCGAAGAAGAAAACTCGCGTCCGCGTAAGGATCCACAACGAATAGATCATGGTTGGCACCCTGCACCAACTCGGTGATGGACCTCAATGCATCGAATTGATCACCCACTGGAACAAAGGCGCCTCTGGCCCCGGCCGGCATCTCAATTTCTGCACGTGTGACTGCGGTGGTCAATATCTGGTAGAACTCCAAGCCCGCAGCTACACGGCTTGCAGGCATGGCTGACCGCGCAATCGCAGATTTGAAACTGTGTACATCGAGAACCTTGCCTTGAAGCTCCAGGTAAGCAAGGGTTCTGGCCTGCCAGGCCACCTGCTCTTTTGTGAGGTGAGTAAATGTCTCCGAGTACTCGAAAGGAGGCATGGTTCTGATTGCTTCGGTGTAATGGAAGTGCAGTTCGGCAGGCGTCATAATTGATTCCGTTCGTGGGCAGCAACGCTACACCGTTGTACGGTGCGGCCATCGGGTGTGGTGGAAGATATACACCATCTACGTTCCCTATGATCTAGGATTGACTGCAGCATGGCCTGTTGGTGTCAGCGGAATGCACCTGGAAGCTCCTTGATCGACGCGGTGTAGTTCGGAGATGGCGTGTGCTGGCGCGGCTAAATCGAGCGGGGCAAGGCCAGGTTTTTTAATGTAACGCTGCGCATGATCACTCAGGTTCGCTGAGTGGCAGCTCAAGGGTGTCGCCTTTCCTAGGCAAAACTTGGTCCACCATCTTTACGTAGCGTTGCCAGCCATGGCCACTGGCAATGGCCAGGCGCTGAAACATGATTAGCGAGTGAAGATGCTGGGCTAGAAGGGGATGCCCAACATCGTCGGAAAGCCACTGGTGGAGCTTGTTGGGACGGTTTCCGCTGTCACTCTTTGGCGTGCGCATCTCCAGTTCTTTCAATACGCCGGTCCCGAGTCGGTCATACACCAGGTCGCGAGTGTAATGCGCCACCACGCTAAACCTGTTTTTCTTCATGCCGGGCCAAGGCCAGCCTTTGAGCTTGTAGATGTTCTCGTAAAACTCATCGGGGAAACGCTTTGTCCAAGCGGCGAGCTCTTTTCGCAGTACGATGTCCAGGTACTGCTGTAGCGCATCCCGCGGGCGCACTTCTTGGTAGCCAGTGGCTTCGTCGACCAGCGCGATGATGCCGAGCTGAGAAAGAGCTCGAACTAGAACCTCAGCCTGCTGTGCTACTACCAACTGGGTGGCGGTAAGTGCGTTTTCGCTACGCGCTCGCAGATAGATATCACAGACGGCTGGCAGAGCTTCAGCCCTGAACGCTTCGGACACCACACCTTTAGTGCTGCGAACTTCGGTCCCGGTCAGAATTTCCTTTAAGTCACTGTTTATAAAGGAGGTAAGGTTTGCCGCCTCCAAGAAAACTGGCATTTCGGTCCCGGCATACTTCCTCCCGCGCCAAGGCCGCTTCAGGGCTTTCATGATCCCGCGCGTGCTGATGTATCGGTTGCCGTCCTCTAGCACGTAGCAGGTGATTGGCACTCCCCCGACGGTCAGAGTGCCTTCGTGGGTCGCTTTTTTCGCGCTACCCCACCTGGCCTCGGCTGCCTTTTTAGCGATCTCGGATCGTTTTGCGCCGGTAAGAGAAGTTGCCCGCGCTAGCCCGCCTGCGGACTGAGGGGTATTGGTAGAGCTTTCGTCTGTCATCGCAAGCACTCCGTTCCAAGATGCTTGCAATATGCCTCAGCAAGCATGACGACGCAAGATGCATGCAAATCAGTCGCAATTGCTGAGACGCCCGGGCGTATCCTCCCAGGCATGCTCCCAACCTGCGCCGATACCGGATTCATGCTTGCACCCCGGCGGCGAGGCTGGGGGCAGAAGGGCGACCACTGGGGTCTTTGGTGGGGGAACCCTCAGATCGCCAGCGTACAGCCGGCCGCCCAAGGCATCCGGGTCGTTCTTTCCTGCAGGAAGCTCTGGCAGGACAAACAGGTTCGAGCGGGAAGCTTGGACCAGGGCAAGCGTTACGCCGAAAGGTGGTGTGCGGTCCGGGTACTGGTAGGGGTGCCTATGAAGGAGGCTGTTGCGCAGCTCGTCGGCGACCCGCCGGCACCACCGGCCAAGCCCAAGCGTAAACCGGTCGAGAGCCCGCAGGAGCGGAGATTGAGGGAGGCATTGAAAGCGCTTCCTTTCACTGACCCCAAACTGACCCCGCCCACTTGATAAGTCATTGATTCCCATGGATCGCAAGTGATCGCGGGTGATCGGCTTAGTCGTTGTTTTTGTTGATCTTCCCTGACCTTGACATGGTAGGGGCTGACGGCTCTACATCGCGCCGTGCTGCTTCTTTAGGGCAACGATGTTGTTTTCGAGGTAAGGCGCAAGAGAGCCAAGAAAGGTCGCATGCTGCCGGAGCTTGATGAGCTCTTCCATAATCATGGTCTTTGCCAACATCCTGAACTCAGCATCGGCATCGGGATCGTCAGCGCCGACGTGGTGTCCGCCCACTGGGGGCTTATGGTTACCGCTGGTCGAAATGAAGAAATACGCATCGTGTCCCTTGATGCGGCGAGCCGCCCAATGCGCGCAGATATGGCGAACCTGGTGGTGTTTGGAGAGTGTGTCAGCGACGACAGCCAGCCCTTTGCCGATCTCCTTCTGGCCAGGCCAGTCCCGTGCGCTTATGGCCAAGTGCTCAATCACCGTCTTGTCCGGGAGCTTCCTTACATCCACGCTCTTGTTGCCGACGATCGTTTGCATCGCGGCAATCACTCGCCGCGATTCTAAGTCGGCCACGCAGAAGACTTGGACAAATTGTCCCAGAAGAAGATAGTCCTCGTCGCGCAAAGACTCAGTATCGCTGGGTATGTGTTTTACGGATTCGAAGATTGCTTGGAGGCGAGCGAGTTCAACCGGGTCCATGTACAACTCCATCCATTGGGAGTGGTCGACACATGGAGCATATCGCGGAGAAGACCCAGGAAGGCTCGACGGCAGCCGCCAGTAGCCGTGCAAATTCCGTGCAACTTCAAAAAGAGAAAGGGCCCGCATTGCTGCGAGCCCTTAAATTATGGTGGCCGAGGACGGAATCGAACCGCCGACACGGGGATTTTCAATCCTCCTTTTCAGCAATGCGGCGGCTCAGTCATCTGTTTTGTCTGCTCCTGGCGTCTTTAAGGTGTATTCGGGGATCGAAGTGGATCTCCATTTGTCCAGCACCTGTCCGCACCTGCAAGTGAAAGAATCGTCGTCCTTCACTGGCACCCTGTAGATCTCGACCGAGTAAATGGCACCACAATGCTTACAAGCCTTGTCGGGTGCCGCTTCTTTGCTCCAGGTCTTTACCACGCCTCACCCCCAGGTTGTTGCGCCTACTTTAGCGCTCCGCAATCCTGGGAAACAGTGCCTTTCCCCCGGGGTTCATTGAGGTCCCATTCGCTGCTTTGCGGAGCGGGAATGCATGCTAACGTGTTGATATATATGGGTATGGTTCGGAGCTTCCCAAGCTACTGACGAGGGTTCGATTCCCTTCACCCGCTCCATCACCGGCTTCCGCTGCAGCCTGCGGCGTTCTGCAAACCGTTGAACCCTGCGGCTTACGCCTCCCTGCATGCGCACCGCTATCGCATCTCTCGCCCGCGGCATCCGTACAGGACGCCAGATCCGGGCATGTCCAGCATGTCCGGGCAACCATCGTCGCGCATTGGCCGCTGCCATCCCCTACTTACTCGCGCATGGCCTCGAACACGAAGGTATTGTCGTGGTCAGGGAAGCGCAGCCGGTACCGTTCGACGCGGGTGATGCCGTCAGACAGCAGGTAGTCCACCTGCAGGCCTTCCGGATCGCTTTCCATCCCGGCGCCCAGGTAGGTGTTGCGCGGATAGCTGAACCCGTGGTGCGGCGCTTCGCGAATGGCGGCACAGGTGCCGAACAGCGGGGGCAGTACGTAGAGCCGCTTCTCATGCAGCAGCACTACCTTGGTGTAGCGGTCGCCCTTGCCGCTGCTGACCTGGCGGATGTCCAGGCACACCGAGTTGCCGCGGTGCCACAGCGTCATGACCGCCACGTTTTCGGCAGCGATCGGCGCGTTGTCATTCCACGGTGCGGGCGCGAGGTTGATCGCGCGGCTCAGGGGCCAGCGCTGCGTACCCACCACCAACGCCTCGCCGTCGAACGCCACATCGGGTACGCCGGCAGGGGGTGTCATGGCCAGGTCGCCCGGCCCGCTCCACAGGGTCTGGTCGAAACGTCGTAGCGCCTGGCCCATCGAGGTCACCCAGACGCAGTTGCGGGGCGCGTCCGTGCAGGGCATCGCCATGTCCGTGCCCGACCCCGGAAACAGGGTGCCGCCGAGGGATCGGTAAAAGTCACCGTAGCTGGTGAACGACGCGGGCGCCGCATGCGTCGCCGTGGCCAGGCAGATGCCCAACAGGCCAACCAGCACGCGGTGGCGGGCGTTCATCATGCGATCCATGCGGGCAGTGGCACTGAGGGTGGTGTGGGCAATGCAGACCGCGCTCAATGTAACCCGCCGCGACGCACGCGGGGCCATCCCGGACGCGCCATCACCACACGGCTGGGAGCGTTCTGCATGGGAGTATCGAGCCAGCCCCCACTGCATGAGGGCTGGCGCGTACAGCGGGTCAGTTCGGCGGGTTGCACCCGGTGGAATTCTTCAGGCATCGCGATAGCGCGCCGTAGCACAGAAGTTGCCCGGTCGGCTTGGCCATGCACGCTTGATAGGCTGCGTAGCAGGCGTCACACGGCGTGGATTGCGCAGTGGCAGAACCAATTCCCAGCGTGAATGCGATAGCAGCAACAGCAACAGACAGCCTGAGTCCAATCTTCATGCCATATCTCCGTTGATAGCCCTCCTTGGGCAGCGCTGAGCCTACAGGCCGCATTTTTTACCCGCAACCGCGAGCAGTGCGGTTGCGGGCGCTCCCCCACGCGGCCGATCTCTTCCCGATGGCCATGCAGCCATTGCTCGTGCCGCTGCTATCGGCTTGAATGACACGCTGTCTGAACCAGCGTGGCAACCGGAGTGCAATGGACATCGTAGGCGGCTGGGCGAGGGGTACATCCGATTCTTGGGCGGCGGCGCATGCCACCTGACCGTACGGCACTCCGGCGGTACACCCGCTGGCTGCCCAGTGTGGTGCTGGTGGCGGTGTGCATCGCCTGGTGGTCGCCACTGGGCGTGATTGCGGCACTGGCTGCCTCCGTTGCAACGCACAGCCTGCTGACGCGCTTCGACCTGGCTGGCGACGTGCTGCCGGTAGGCGGCGCGACACTGCGTTCGGCGCCGTTGTCGCCCTTCGCCCACCAGCCGCCCGCCGGCGATGTGACCCTGGGCTGGGCCGAGCTGGGCATGGGCGGTCCGGCTTACTGCACGCAGATGCTGCGCGACGGTGCGATCGTGGACGACATCGCCTGCGACGGCGGCACGGCGCAAACCGGCACGTGGACCGATCTGGCGGGAACGTCGCTGCGCCTCGCGTCGGGCTACGTTGACCGCAGCGATGGGGTGCTGGGGTACGACGAGCAACGCAAGGTCCTGCTTCACTTCAACCCGGTCCCCCACGTGTTCTGGCAGATGCTCGGCGAACGGCGTCAGGCGGACGGGGATGCGGCCGCGGCGGCGTGGGTGTCGCGCCAGCCGCATGTGGCCACCGCGCTGCGCGCGTACCACGGCCTTTGGCTGGCGCCCGATGATCCGGCCTTGGCCAGCCCGATGCAGGCGCAGCTGCGCCACCGGCTGCCCGACGGTCGCGAGCTCAACGCACGCCTGCTGCTGCCCGACGACCTGCGGCTGACCGCACACCCTGGCCTTTTCACGCACACGCAGCCCTACGCGCTGGCTCTGGACGGCACGGACAGCGGGCGCCACGTCTGCGATCTGGACACCGTCATTGCCAGTCCCGGTGGCCATTGCATCGTGGTGGCCGGTGTCTGCCTGGATGCCACCCATCGGCCTGTGGAGGGCGTGTGGCTGGTGTACTGGCGCGGCCACTGGCAGGCGGTATGTCGCCATGTGTTTGCAGGGGAGGGCGGGCAGCGTCGCAGCGCCTCGCTGGATGTGCTCGCCGCCAGCGACGACGGCCGGCTGGAACTGCAGGGCTACCGCGAATGGGCGGACGCCGAGGGCTGGCATCGGGAGCCGCTGGTGGACGTTGCACTGGACCTGAGGGTGGAGTGGCGGCAGACCGCCGTATCAGTGGGCGGCAGGGGCCAACGCGCGCGGCTGGCGTTGCCCAGGGGCTGA